TGCTGCGGAAGCTAGGTTGGGTTCGGTTTGAGGCTCGGGGAGCCAACGGCACCGAAAAACGGTGGAAACTGGCCTAAATGTTTCCGATGTTTCCGATCTGTTTCCGATCTGTTTCCGACGATTTCCTCTGTGTTTCCGATGTTTCCTCTATTTTCTATAAAAGATATAATATATAGGAATCGCGGGAATACGGGCGCCCGCGAGGCCCGCGAGGCAACTGTTAGACTTTGCGGAAACAGCGGAAACAGCGGAAACACGGAAACACAAACCCAACCAAAAACGACCAAATGAGACGAAATCAAACAGAACACACCGAGTGCCCGACCTGTGGTGCCGGGCTCGAATGGAACCCCGGCAACGATCCCGAGCAGTACTGCATCTACTGCTTGGCTGAGGACCGCGCGCAGCGGATAGACCAGCAGAAAAATGAGATCACGCGGCTGAGGGCTGAGCACGAACTTGAACGCATGCGAGTGCCAATGAAACTCATCTCGCTTGCCAAATGGATCATGGACAACGCGGAGGCAGCGCCGAAGGTCTACATCGACCCGACAGCACGGGGACAGTGGAGGAGGGCACGCGAGAAATGGTTGACGGAGGCAAACGACCTGTTACTCTGACGGCTCATCAAAACCAACCGTCGGAGGCTGGCAATGGAACCCGGTCCCTGAGTGGGGATCGGGTTTTTTATTGACAGTGTCGCGAAATTGTGGAAGGACACGCGCGCATGCGGCACACTCCTAAGAGCAGTCAATTTCACGAACGACTCGGACGCGCTACTGCATTTGGTGAGGTGCTGCTTATTTCAATTCTCATTCAAGCCGCTTTGAATCTGGCGTTTAAATCTGCTGACATGCAACTTCGGATTGGATTCTACGAAGTCGCATTGGTCTGGATGTTCTGCAAATGAACATCACCCGCAAATGGAAACGCTGGATGGCCGTGGGCTGCACGCACGGTCACCTTGTTGACGGTGAGCTTCTTAAACAGGTCTACGCATTCCAAGAACGCTGGAAACCTCACACGCGCATTGCATTAGGTGACCACATTGACCTGGCCTGTTTGCGCTCTGGTGCAATTGGAACGGCTGACGACGCCACCGATCCCGAAGGCGACTTGAACGACGGGCTGACGTTCATTTCGCGTTTTGCACCGTCAGTGTATCTGCTTGGAAATCACGAGGCCAGGCTTACCAATTTGATGGAATCGCCTCGGGCTATTGTGTCCGCGTTGGCATGTAGGATTTACCAACAGATTCTGGACAGGGCCCGCGAAGTAAAGGCCGAGGTGGTTCCGTACTCATTCCAAAATGGATGGAGGCAGTACGGTGATGCGCTTTTTGGCCATGGCTACATGATCAACGAGGCCGCCGTCCGTGATCACGCGGAGGCCGTGTGCAGTGGCAGTGCATCCAAGGTGGTCATTGCTCATCTGCATCGCGTGACGCAGGCTGAAGGGCGCAACCGCGCGCATCCGACAGGGTATTGTGTAGGCTGGCTTGGGCGCACCGAGGATATGGGCTACGCGGCACAACGTAGGGCGACAACCTCATGGAGCAGGGGGTTTGGATTTGGAGAATACTGCGACAACGAAACTCAAGTATGGCTAGCAAAGGAAACAAAAACACAGACATTCAGGCTCCCAGTGTAAATTGGTTGGAGCAGTTGGCCGCCGAACTCAACGTACCGTTTGCGCCGAAAGGTTGGCACACGATGGCACAAATCTGTGAACGCGTTGGTAGGGATCATCAAATTGTCCGGAAGATGCTGAAGCGCGCCAATGCTCAGACTGCTAAGTATCGGCATCTTAATTCATGCGGCAAAGTAATCGTGACGGTGCATTACAAAATATAATCATGGACGAAGAGCTGATTATCGAAGAACTGATACACGCTGGACTCTCTGAGAGGTCCGCTAAGACGGCTGGACGCTGGGCATGCAGTGCGATAGCCGACGCGCGTGGGGAGGCTGCCAGTGATGCTGCGGTGCGACTGCTGGGGATTCTGCTTGACGGCAAGCGGGGGGATGTACGCAAGCGGGCCATTGGCATGGCGTTTGCCATTGGCCGGCCTGACCTCGCGGGGTATCTGTCACTGGACCAGGCGGGCGTGGGCGAGGGCGTGAGTCACACGCAGGTTGCCAACTGGCGCAATGCAATGGCTAAGGCACTTGGGGTACCCCGGTAAGGAATCTTTTAGGGGGTGGAAGTTGATCGCAATGTTGGAGTCTAGTTCCAAGAATCCATGAGTACCGGCAAAATTTGCCAGTTAACAAGAAATATGAAGGAAATAATTGCCGTATCCGTAGAAAAACTTATCCCGTACGCAAGGAATGCACGCAAACATTCAGACGAGCAGGTGGCTCAAATTGCAGCATCCATCCGAGAGTTTGGGTTTAACGCGCCGGTGTTGATTGATGCTGATGACGGCATCGTTGCTGGGCATGGGCGTGTGATGGCAGCTCGTAAACTTGGGTTGAAAGACGTGCCGTGCGTTCGGTTAGATCATCTTAATGACACGCAGAAACGGGCTTACATTTTGGCAGACAACAAACTGGCACTGAATTCCGATTGGGATCAAGAGATGCTTGGAATCGAAATCAAGGGGCTCAGTGAAATTGGGATGGACCTTACGTTGTCAGGATTTAGTTCTGCCGAAATTGGGAACTTGTTTTTGGCTGACACCTTTGAACCTGGAACTGAAGAAGACCAAGGAAAACTAGATGAGAAGTCACCAGTGATTTGCCCAAATTGTTCCCATGAGTTCCATCCTTAAAATTGACTGGGCAACGCATGAGGCAGCAAAATATGCCTGTGAAAATTGGCATTATTCAAAGTCCTTGCCAGTTGGCAAACTTGTCAAAGTTGGAGTATGGGAAAATGGGAATTTTATTGGGGTGGTGATTTTTGGCAGGGGTGCCAATTTTAGAATTGGCGAACCTTACGGGTTGCAGCAAACAGAATGCATTGAACTTGTGCGTGTTGCATTAAAAACACATGCAAGTCCAGTTTCTAAAATATTAGCTTTGGCACTGAAATGGGTAAAAAAGCAGTCTCAAAAAATTAGGCTGATCGTCTCATACGCTGATTCAGAGCAGGGACACCACGGTGGCATTTATCAAGCCGCGAACTGGATTTATTCAGGCCGTTCTCTAGGATCAGAAAAAGTTTTTTACAAAGGAAAGTGGGTTCACAAAAGAACTGTGGATTCTATTTTGGGACACCACAGAGGTTTTCCTGTTAAGAAAACACAAGGAAAGCATACCTATTTGATGCCACTTGACGCCGAAATAAAAAGGCGCATTCTCCCTTTACGCAAACCATACCCAAAACGCGCCGAAAGCATCGTAGTCGATGCGCCTACAATCCAAGCAGGAGAGGGCGGGGCAGAACCGACCTCGGCGCTCCATTCTGAATGAACCTGACCGAACAACTTACACAGGCCCAGGTTAAAAACGCTCTTGCCAAGGCAAAGTCTGGCAAGGTGTTAAATCGACGTGAGGAACAATTGATCCGAGACTTTGAGGCCAACCGTGCCCCGGAGTTGACGCTCGAAGTCGTCGCTGAACATTTTGGCATGTCCCGTGCAGGCGTGCTGCGGTGGAAACGCACGATGGCGCAAGCTGGGTTGCCGTGGACCTCGCTGGATCAAATCCAAGCTTGGAGGGAATCACAGGAAAAGAAAATCAAACCGAACGACATCAATGCGTCCCGCAAAGCCAAACTAGAGCGCGAGATTGAACGGCTGGATCTCATGATTGCCAAGGAGAAGGGCGAGATGATTTCACGGGCCTCGGTGCGGGAAGCTTGCGTTAGAATTGGGGCTGCCCTTGCCGCGTCCCTTGCGTCAATGTGTAACGACCTCCCAGGGTTGATGGCTGGCAAATCAGAGGTTGAGATTCGTGATGCCGTTGTCCCGCGTGTTGCTGCAATGCAAGAGCAATTCAACGAGGCAACCTTACGAATCACCGAATGAATCCGTTTGAGGGATTTGGTGAGGGCAACAAACCGCCTTACACTGGCGATCCGCTGGCGTGGATCCACGAGCATGTTAGGCTGCCACACTCGGCACGGTCCGCTGAGTTTGACCCGTCCATGGCGCCGCACCTAAACGCGCCGATGCGGGCGATCATTGGAGGGCAGCACCGCTCCGTGCTGATGCGACTACCGACGGGGGCGGGTAAAACCACGATGTTGGAGTTGATCATCCCGTATGTGATCGCCGTCGCACCAGGGCCGATGCTGCTGGTCGAGCAGACCGACGACACGAGTAAGGACTGGGCTGAGTCGCGACTGATGCCCGTGCTGGAGGGGTGCGAACCCGTGAGCCGATTGTTCCCGCAAGACAGGCATCAGAAACGCAAGAGCGCGATCCTGTTTCCTCACTGCGCGCTGTTCCTGACGGGGGCCAATATGTCGGGGCTACAGGGTAAGAGTATGCGGTATGTCTGGTGCGATGAGGTGTGGCAGTATCGCCCGGGGATCCTTGGAGAGGCGCAGAAGCGCATGCATGACAGGTACAACCGCGTGTTCATCGGCGTGAGTCAGGGATGGGACACGTCGCACGAAGCGGAGGACATATGGAAGCAGGGCGAGACGATGACTTGGGGGCATTCCTGCGTGGCTTGCAACGCGTGGCTGAAATGGAACTGGTCAGAGATTAAGTACGCTGAGAAACCCGATGGCGAAGAATGGAACTGGGCAGAACTGCGGGAGTCCGTGCGCCATGAGTGTCCTGAGTGCGGGCACACAACGCCGAACACGACGGCGCATCGGCGGGCCATGGCCGATCATTCGGATTACCGCTCGGAGGGTGGAAATTTCGTCAGTGGGCACGTGAATTTTACACTGCCAGCGTGGGCGATTTGGTGGATTGACTGGGCCGATTTGGTTGTCGAGTGGGTGAAGGCGCAGGAGAGCAAACGCCGTGGACACGTGGAACCGCTGAAACAATTCTTGCAGAAGCGTGCGGCACAGACATGGTCCACGGAGGAGGAGGCACCCGTGGTGAATCTGCTGGCTGCGGATTACAGGCTAGCTGATTTCGCAAACGGGGAGAAAATCGACTCGGAGTTGACCCGGTTCCTGACGGTGGACTGCCAGCAGGACCATTACTGGGTTTGCCTGCGCGCGTGGAGAGGGGACGGCTCGTCGCAACTGATTTGGTTCGGGCGTCACCTGACGTGGGACTCCATCCGCGACTACCAGCAACGGATGGGGGTGCGGGACAACCTCGTATTCGTCGACTCAGGGTATCGCACGGGCGACGTGTACGAGGCCTGCGCGAAGCTGGGGAAGGCCGACCCAAAAGGACAGTGGATTTGGACCTCGGGGTGGACCGCGCTCAAGGGTAGCAAGCAGGAACGGTTCGGACACGTCCCGCCGAGCGGGAAGCGCCAGGATAAGTTTTACAGCCCGCCCTCGAAGGTTATGGCCGCTTCGGGACGGTTCTGCCGATTGGTGAACTGGAGCAATCTCATCGCGAAGGACAAACTCTCCCAGCTCCGGGCCGCCGGGCCTGATGTGTGGGCGTTTCCGACCGACATAGGTCAGGATTACATGCATCAGGTCACCGCCGAGGTTTGCCGTGACGTGGTGGACAACCAAACCAAGGCCATCACCCGCCGGTATGTCGCCATCCGACGCGACAACCACGCGTGGGATTGCGAGGCCATGCAGGTAGTGGCAGCATCCATCGTGGGCGTGCTGCGTGCTGATGGTTGACAGAGTGGCCGTCCGTGGTAAGGTGGACGCGAGTTTGTGCATACATTAGCCGTCGGTCCCTGAGTGGGGATCGGCGGCTTTTCTTTACACGGATCCCTAGAGTAATGGAGATCACGCCGCGCCTTTTGCTCAACGCATTCCTTTCCCGGGATGTGGCCGAACTCCGCGCCATTCGCGACAACGCGTTCACCGTGGCCGCCAATAACAACGGGCAGGGGACTCTCATCGCCAGCACCGTCAACGGTTCGTCGTTCACGTTTTCCGCGCCGGGCTTGGCGACGCTCACGCCGATCCAAATCATGAGTCTCGCACAGCAGGCGCTCGACTTAAAGGCGAACTGCATCACGCGTCCGGTGACACGCACAAGGGCTTGGTTTATATGAGCTTACTGGACCGCATCAAATCCGTTTTCCTGCCCAAGCCCAAAGCGAACTATGTTGCAGGCTGGGACTCTTATCGGCGCTCTCGATTGATTGAAGGCGGCGTGTGGGGGCAGCCGTTCTGGCAGAATCACACGCAGTCGTTTGGCAAGGAAGTATCTGTGGGCGAATGGCGTATCATCGTCAGCGCCGCACGCAAACTGTATTGGAATGTGGGCGTTGTGAATGCCGCCATCGACCAAAAGGCGATGCTTACGACTGGCAACGGCGCATTCCGTCCGATATTCATGGGCGCGGACCGCGAGTGGGGTAAACGGGCCGAAGCTAAACTCCTCGACTGGTTCCAGATCGCGTACATGGACGGCTCATCCTGGTGGGATGCGCTGACGCTCGAGAACATCGCCATCGACCGTGATGGAGACTGTCTCACAGTGCTCACGCAGAACGCCTCAGGCTTTCCACTGCTCCAACTCGTCCCGTGGCACCAGATTGGCACGCGCACTGCATCAGAGGACCGCGTGTCCTCGGGCCGGTACGCTGGAGCACGGATGGAAAACGGGGTGATCCTCAATCGCGCAGGACGGGCCATTGGATTTCGTCTGATGGGTGAGACCGCAGAGGATGACCGAGACATTCCCGCAGGCTCTGCGATGCTGTCTAAAGACCCGCGCGAGATTGGGCAGGTGCGCGGCATCTCGGCGTTTGCGCCCGCTATCCTCGACCTCCGTGATCTCGCAACACTAGGCGACAACATCAAAGCCGCGTCCAAGCTGGCGTCCTCGCTCGGGCTCATCGTGGAAAACCAGATGGGCATGCAAGACCCAATGGAGGCTGCATTTACCTCGGACGCAGTGCCGCAATCCATGGGTGGCGTCCGCTTGGAAAGTGTGCAGGGTGGGATGATTCAGTACTTCACCGCAGGCGCAGGTGAGAAAATCAGCCAGATCGACGCCACGCATCCGACCGAGGCGCAGGACCGCTTGCAGGAACGACTCATCAAAAATGCACTCCTTGGTGCAGGTTGGCCCGCTGAGTTTTGCTGGTCGCTGGAAAAGATGGGCGGGGCCAATGCCCGGATCATCCTCGAGCAGGTAAACCGCATCACTGCTGACAGGCACCAGTACCTCTCTCAGCAGTGTAAACGCCGCGTGGCTTACGCCGTGGCTCGCTTTATTGAGCTCGGTGAACTGCCCGCGTATAAAGGCGCTGATGCCAACCAGGGCGGCGCGTACAATTTCCGATTCACGCAGGCTCCGCAGCTTACCGCAGACTCGTCCTACGCCAACTCGGACGCGATCAACGCTTACCGCGCAGGGATGCGTTCGATGACTGACATTTTGTCGAGTGGCTCAAAAACGCTTGACCAGCACCTCGACGAAGTGCAGGCCGAGGAACTCAACATCCGCGCGCGTATGGCAGCCACTGGCCTTGGTCGCGAGGCATTCGGGCTGCTAACCCCTAACGGCAATGTGCCGAATCAAACGCCATGAAACATCGTCGCAACGCTCACCTCATCGAGGCCATCTTTCATAAACCCTGGTTCATCACCTCCTCGGGTTACGCCGCAGTCCGCAGGCTAGCTGAGGCCAAGCTGCGCGGTGAGAAGGAAGACTGGGGCGGCATGATGGAGTCTGGCCGTGAACCGATGGAGATTGACGGCAACGGCATCGCTCACATTGAGATCTGCGGCACCCTCTCGAAGAATGTGTCCCCACTGGAAGCCTGCTGCGGTGCCTACGATTACGAGTGGCTTGAGGAAGACCTCGAAAACGCCATGGAAGCCGGCGTCCGTGGGATCTGGCTTGAGATCGACTCTCCAGGTGGAGCCTGCGAAGGCTGCGCTGAGGGCGCTGACCTGATTGCTGAGGCCGCGCGCAAAATCCCCGTGGTGGTTTACTCCGATGGCACATGCGCCTCCGCCGCCTACAATCTGGCCGTAAGTGGCACCAAGCTTTTTGGCTCGCAGTCCTCAACTTGGGGATCAATCGGGACCATCATTCCGTGGACGGATGAATCTGCAATGTGGGCCGAGGAAGGCATGGAGTGGTCCCCGATCACTAACACCGGCGGCGTGCTGAAGGGCGCTGGCATGGGACCGTCTCTGACAGCCGCACAACGGGCCAGTCTGCAACAGTACGTGGATGACGCGTTCGCTCAGTTTAAGGGCAATGTGCTCCGCAATCGTCTAGTACCCGACGAGGCCATGACTGGCGGCGCTTACCTCGCTCCGCGTGCGCTGGAGCACAAACTGATCGACGCCATCCTGACTGAGTCCGTGGCCTACGAAAAATTGGTTGCGCTCGTCAAATAAATTCCGTAGGATTTACGCGTTGATGTAGTGTCTCGTGTTGTCATTCAGCCGCCGGGGGTTTAACCGCTCCCGGCGGTTTTTTCTTTACACGAGGGGCATGGGTATATGGAGCAACCCCACACCCTAGCCGACGCTCTTGAGGCACTCACCAGCGCACGCGCTGACGTGGCTGCTCTTGAGGCGCTGAGTGCTGAACACTCGCAGCTCGTCGCCGCTCACGCGGGCCTGACCGAGACTCACAACGCATTGCAGGCGTCCCTCGCTGATGCGCTCGCTGAAAAAGCAACGCTGGCCGCCACACTCGAAACTTTGAAAGCTGAACAGCAGACCGTTGCCACGCAGGCAAACGCAGTCATCAGCGGCCTCGGAATTGATCCCGTCGCGGTCGTTCCTGAGACCACCAACAGCCCGAAATCTTCCACGGAACTGTGGGCTGAATACAACATTTTGCCGCTTGAACAGCGCAACCAATTCTTCCTTAAAAACAAGGAAGCGATGAGCAAATAAACCCCTAATTGATACATACTTATGTCCAACACCATCGCGGGGGTAAACCTCGCTCAAATCGCACAGATGTCCCTTCCGGCGCTCGTCGCCAAGTTTGCTCCCTTGGGCGCAATCGCTGCGGATTTCTCCTCCGACATCGCCGACAAAGGCGCGTCGGTCACGACCCGCTACCCTGTGTCCGTCACAGCTCAGGACCTCTCCACTGGCTACAGCCGCACCGGAGTTGAAACCGTTGCCAAGACCATCACGCTCTCCGCGTTCCAGGGCTTCGCATACGGCTTCACCGACCTCGAGCGCTCGAAGTCGTCCATCGACCTCAACCAGCTCTTCATTGAGCCCGCGCTTACCGCAACCGGTAAAAAGATGTTTGGCGACCTGTGGAACCTCGTCAATTCCAGCAACTTCAACAGCGTCGGAATCAACGCTGGCAACTTTGATCGTGGCGATCTTGCTGATCTCTCCGCTTCGCTGACCTCCGCTGGCGTTCCTTTTGAGGGCCGCGCGGTTTTGCTGAACCCCACGTACTACGCTGCTCTGCTCAAGACCCTGAATAGCGCAGAATTCCCCGGCATCATCGCTGAGAAGACCGAAGGCATCGTTCCTCGCGTGGCTGGGTTCGACGTTTACCAGTCCTCCGAGTGCGACGCTAACGGACAGGGCCTCGGTGGTTTCGCGTTCCACAAGAGCGCGCTGCTGATGGCTGCCCGCCGTGTGAACTCCGATGGAGCCGCAACGATGGGCGCTGAAGTCGCTGATGTTTTGGTGCCTAACCTCAACCTGCCCGTGCAGTTCCGTCGTTTTTACGATCTCAACGCCGGTGAACTAGTGTACTCCATGGGCGTGCTCTACGGAGTGCAGGCCGGGCGTTCCGAGTTCGGGATCCGCATCGTTGC